AATATTTCGCAGCTGTTCCTTTCGATACTATCTTAATTACAACCGATGAAATCGTGGACGGGTTTGTTTACGCTGAGAAAGTCGTACAATCTGCGGACATCTTAAAATTCTCTTTTAGGGTTCGTGTTTCAGAAATTGATAAACATAGCGAATTGCCCGTTATTGAGAAAGAAACTAAAAGAATTGTTGCTGTGACGGATATCGTAACTAAAGCAGAACTAGAAGAAGCAATCAAGAATATTCGTGTCGAGGGCGCAACTTTTGACGATTCTGAAATTTTGAGACGTTTACAAGCACTTGAAACGAAACCAGAAATTGACACAAGCTCATTCGCTACTAAGCAAGAATTATCAAATAAGGTTGAACGTGCTGAAATTGAGCAAATTTCAAGCGAAATTGAGACTTTAAAGACAAAGACTGATAAAGATACTGTTTATGACGATAGCGCATTAAAACAACGTATATCAGCGCTGGAATCAAATCCAAATATTGATACAAGTTCACTCGTTACAAAACAAGAACTTGAAAGTAAGCACTATTTAACGGAACACCAGCCGTTAACAGAATACGCTAAGAAAACGGAACTACCGCAGCCGTACAACGATACAGTATTAAAAATGCGAGTTCAAAATTTGGAAACAAAATCTGATACCCTAGCGACTAAAGACGAACTAAAAGCCGTACAGTTGAAAGCGGGCGAAAAAGGTGAACGAGGAGAGCCTGGCCCTCGTGGAGAACGTGGGGAACAAGGTCCTCCTGGCCCTCAAGGTATCCAAGGCGAACGAGGTCAAGACGGACAAAGAGGTGAACGTGGGGAACAAGGGCCAATCGGACAAACTGGCCCTGCTGGGCCTCAAGGTCCTATTGGGTTGACTGGTCCAAAAGGTGAAAATGGGCGAGATGGCGTTGGCATTCCTCAAAAATTGACTTTATCAGGAAACACGCTTATTTTGTCAGACGGTGGAGGCTCGGTAACTTTACCAGAAACTAGTCAAAATGCTTCAACTTCGTCTAGTGAACTTATTGGCACTGGTATGCCAAATGGTAAAGTAGAAGGCAAACTAGGCCAAACTTATGTTGACACAGCTAAAACAAATGGTGCACTGAAATGGATTAAACGCACATCTTCAGGTAACACTGGTTGGGCGGTATTAGATGGAGATACTGGTTGGAAAACCCTAAATGCAACTTCGAAACTCGGAGCTTCATACGTAAAAGCACGACGAATTAATGATAACGTGCAATTACAATTCGGCGGACTACAATGGGGTTGGTTTGGTATTGTTCGCCGTGGTGGGCTTGGATTCGTGGCACATCCTGGAAATCGTGAAAAGAAAGTTTTCGTCTTAACAAATGGCCAAATGCCGTATGGCTACCGAACAGCCACATCATTAATCGGACCAATTTATAATGATGATGGTGTTCCTTACGGTACATGGTATCTTGGGGGTTACGGAGACGCAAACCACTTACGTTTCCAATTCTTAGAACCAATACCAGCAGACAAAGACATCGGAGACATCAGGGTGTCAAATATTTCGTACATTACAGACGACCCTTGGCCAACAACATAAGGAGGAATATATAAATGGAAATTGATACAAGTAGATATAGAGAGGGATTACCTCAAATCGGTTATGCGCCTTATCACCAAATCCACGCGCATTCAACAGGTAACAGAAATTCAACAGCACAGAACGAAGCAGACTACCACATGCGTAGACCTGTAGAATCTGGATTTTTCTCACACGTCGTAGGAAATGGACGCGTAATGCAAGTAGGTCCCGTCAATCAAGGCGCTTACGATGTTGGAGGCGGTTGGAACGCCGAAGGCTACGGACAAGTAGAATTAATCGAAAGTCATTCCACAATGGAAGAGTTTATGACGGACTATCGATTGTATGTAGAATTATTACGTAACCTAGCCGATGAAGCAGGCATTCCAAAAACACTCGATTCAGACGATTTAGAAGGTATTAAAACACACTACTATTGCACGTATAATCAACCAGATAATTACAGTGACCACGTAGACCCTTACCCTTATCTTGCTAAGTGGGGTATTAGTCGTGAACAATTCAAATATGATATTGAATACGGTTTAGGTGAAGTTAAAGAAGGATGGCAAAAGAATGCTACTGGATGGTGGTATCAAAGCAAAGACGGTAGCTATCCTAAAGATAAATGGCAATACATTAACGGCGTGTGGTATCTATTCGATGCTAGCGGTTATTGCATCCTAAACAAATGGGTTAAACGTGCGGATGCGTGGTATTGGCTTGATAGTAGCGGTGCTATGGCTACTGGATGGAAGAAGATTAACAACGAATGGTATTTCTTCAGAGCAGACGGTGCGATGGTAACAGGATGGGTTAAATACGCAGACAAATGGTACCATTTAAACACTAACAACGGCTTTATGGAATCAAATGCTTTTGTTAAAGGAAAAGACGGATGGTACTATGTGAAAGAAGATGGAACGCTAGACGAAAAACCAGAGTTCACAGTAGAACCCGATGGATTGATTACTGCAAAAGAAGTGCATAGATAATTAAAAAATATATAAAATAATGTATAAAAGCCTACCTTAATTGGTAGGCTTTATTTTTTTGCATTTTTTCAAATTATTTTTAAGAAAAGTGTTGACATTATATGCCAGATAGGGTATAATATAATTGTAAGGAGGTGAGGGAATGGAAGACAAAATCACAACTCTAGTAGCAATCGTTGGAATTGCGGTTGCAATATCAAAAGAAGCTAGAGAGTGGTACAAAGCCACAAAAAAAGAAAAACGACAAAACCCAACCCGAAAAAGAAGGATATGACGTTTTTCAAGAGGGGAAGGATAACTTCCCTCCCCTCAATTATATATAAGTAGAAAGAGGAAATCAAGATGAAACACATTATTATTATTTTAGTAGTAGCTTTAATTGTGTGGTATGCAGGGGAAAATAAAAAGGATAACTAAATGGATAATTATTGAAATTATAAAAATAGGAGGACAATATGTTAAGAGCAGACGAAAAAAAAATACAATGGTTATTTGAGAATTATTCAGGATATAGAATTGCTAAAGAGAGCGGGGTTGCACAATCTGTAGTTGCACGGTTAATAATCGGGGATAGAGAATTGAAAAACGTTTCTTTTGAAACAGCAAGTAAACTGACTGAATGCGCAGAGAGGTTTATAAAAGATGAATTTAAAATTGAAGACTAAAAAAGCGGGCTAGTGATAGCTCGCTTTGTTTGTTCCGTATTTGTTCCGTGAATTCCGAAAACGCAAGAATTAACAAGAAACGAAAACGTTGATATGATAGTAAAAATCAATGCTATGAAACGCTATGAAACGTTAATTGTAGTCTGTAGGGGGCATTTTTTATGCTTATTTATAGGCTTTTTTAAAGGTTTTGTTCCGTGGATGTTCCGTGGGATAAAATCTTTATTATTTTTTCATTGTCTGATACTTCTAATTCTTTAATAACGTGAGCATACGTCTGCATTGTAACTGTTGGATTAGCATGTCCTAATCTTTTGCTAACTGAAACGACTTGCACCCCTTGCGACAATAAAATACTGGCGTGTGTATGTCTTAAACTATGAAATCTTATTTTTCTCTCGATGTTCGCTTTTTTAAGTGTATTATCGAGAGTTTTTTTAACTCCATTGTTAGTGATGTCATGAAACACTCTTTCCGTATCTTTCGGAAGTTGGAATAATAGTTTCATTACTTCACTTGGGATAATAATAGTTCTTTTTGCATTTTTTGTTTTACCGTCCGTAAAATCTCTAGTGTGTAATGAGTCGAATCCTTTTTCGATTTTTACAGTATTCGTTTCTACGTCTAAATTATCCCATGTTAAACCTAAACATTCTCCAAAACGCATTCCACTAACCATTGCTAAAAGAATAATATATCGTGATTGATATCTGGGATTGATACCATCCATTAACGCTGCATACAATCTTTGATATTCTTCAAAAGATAAGAATTTACTTTCTTCAGTGAACGCTCTTTCATCATTTCCCTTAATCTTGACGAATTCACATGGATTATACATAAGGACTCTAGTTTGTACTGCATGCTTAATAGCGCCACTTGTATAAGTGTGATATTTAGCAACAGATTCAGTCGATAGCCTTTCAGCTAACTTATTAATATAAGCTTGATAGCTATCATGAGTGATATCCTTGAGCATGACATTAAAATTCTCTCTTACATATCTAATGATCATATCTATACGCTTGGAAACGCCAAGCGAAACAGTACCGTCTTTATATAGTTTTTTCCAATTTTCCATATAATCTGCCAGCAGCATTCGTTCTTTGGCAAAGTCTTTACCTTGCAGCATCTCATTTTCACGTAGAATGGAAGCATCCTTCGCTTCTGCTTTAGTTTTAAAACCGCTCTTAGATACAGCCTTTTGCTTTCCATTCTCGTAATAGTAGACCTTATATGTCCATGTTTTTCCACGCTTGTATATGCTTGCCATAGTTTACCAACCTTTCTATTTGTGGTAAAATAGGGCATAACAAATAGCCCTATTTTAGGGTAAATTTTGAACTCACCACACTGTATCCGCCAAGATTCGTAGTGTGGTGTTTTTTATGAAATTTGAGGTATTAACACTTAATAATATTCTCTCATTTCTTCCTTAACTCCATAAGTCGAAATTAACTTATCAAATGTTTCTGGAATATTTTGATACTGTTCTTGATAGAGTAACAGCATTAATTCAGTTGCAAATTTATTAGCTTCTAGCTCTAATTTACCTTTGCCCCCGTAGCAAAGAGAGTAGTAGCCAATTAAATCTGCATGATCTATAGCATGTTTTAATTCATGAGCCATTACTAAATATTTCTCGTTTGAATTTTTCAATGAGTCGTTCAATAAAATAATAGGCTCTCCATCATTTGTAACGATAATTCTCCCTTTTAATCTAGCTGGAAAATCAACATACAAATAACTAATATTTAAGTTATCAGCAATCACAAATGGATTAGCTGTGTGATGATTTTCTACTAAAGTTTTAATATCCAATAATTACCCTTCCTTTTTATCTTTTAATTTATCCCACAAAACGCTTCTAATAATCGCGTCCACTTTTTCTTTCTCATCTTCAGTTAATTCAATACCGTCGTAAGATATAGCAGTTGTATTTAATTTTAGTGCTTTTTCAATGTCGATAACATCTTGCTTATCGGCCCATTCTGGCGTGTCTGTTGAAATGGAATCTTGAGCAAACCTAGGGTCTACAGCAGATTTTTCCACATGAAAGAAATCTGCAATCTTTTGCACATTACCAGGATTTGGCATGGATGTTCCCTTAACATACCCAGTTAAAGTGCTCGGCGGTATCCCAGTACTTTTAGATAATTCAACTTGCTTAGTTCTAGTACGATTAAGTAATTCATTAATATTAACAGAAATTCTCTTCATGATTTCTATGTCATTCGGAGTATATTTTCCTCTTCCTCGTGCCATTTTTTAGAACCTCCTATATTCTTTTCTACTATATAATAACGGTTTAAATCGAACTTGTAAAACAAAAAATATCAAAAAAATCGAATTTTTTATAACAAAACTATTGACATACGAATTAAATCGTATTATTATAAGCACATAAGTTAAATAAATTTGAAAGGAGGAACATGTTTTGACACAAATTTCGTTAAGAGCTGCAAGAGTTAATGTTAATTTAACTCAAAAAGAAGTAGCGGAAAAACTAGGAGTTCATCAACAAACTATCGCAAAATATGAGAAAGATAGCACTAAGATTCCTATGGATTTGCTACGCCAATTAAGTGAATTGTACAAGGTTAAATTAGATCATATTTTTTTAGGTTAAAAATACGATTTAAAACGTACTTTAATGCTTGTATTTTTTATAGAAAGGATGAAGTGGAATGGATAAAAAAACGACAATAAAAGAGTTTCTAGAATTCAGAAGCAAATTTACCAAAAGAGAATGGCACGAATTAAACCAAGCTGTTGACGAAAGACTAAAACAAAAAGCCGACCAATTAAAACTGGACGACTCGGATTTAGTAGTTATCTCAGACAAATTAAAAAGATTTATCTAGAGACGACTTGTATAAAAATAGGGTGGATACGATAATCCGCACCTTGATAGTTGATGTAAATGTAATCTTGGCAGTACATAGTATCTGCCTTAGGTTTAGTAATTGGTGAGTAGAGTTCGGCATTTTCTTCCCACCAAATATAAGGGCTAACCATGTTCGGACCCATTACACAATCAGCATCAGCAGATAAGTTCACCCAATTTCCACAGAGGCAAGCATAAATTTCGGTCATTGTTATCACCTCCCTTCAGACACATTATAAGTCTGAAAATAGATGGTAACAATATGAAAATTAGAGAAAGGAGGAATAAAAATGAGTATTGAAACATTATCAGATATTACAAAAATCGTTGTAGAAACAGACGAAAAAGACCCTAAAACCATTGCAGTCATCACGGCAGATGATATTGACAGCGCAGAAGGTTTTAGAGTCAGAATTACCCCTAAATACGATTAGTGTTGAGTTTGAAAACAACACGAAAGGAGGAAGCGGAATGTTAAAAAAACTTCGCCAAGAACGTGGTTTAACTCACGAACAATTGGCGAAAAAATTAGGGATCAGTAAATCGTATTACGTGAAAATCGAAAATGATTTTATGAATCCTAGTTACAAAGTGTTGAAGAAGTTAAAAGATTTCTACGGAGAGGATATTAATTTGAATGAACTTTTTAAATAAAAAAACGCGTCTTATCCGTTATATAAGACACGCTACGGAAATTGTTCTGCTCAAGTTAATAACGGTAACCAACAACACTTCGCCAGTATCGTCCCTGACACTGTAGTTGAAATGGATTTTGATTCTCGATTTTAGAGACTAGCTTTTTCGCCATTTTCTCAATGGCAGCTTATTTAACTTCGGTTTGGGCGTCTAGCTAAGACGACCGAAAAAGCTAACTCCCCCTATTGAACCCTGCTAGCCAGGTGCGGTAGGCAAAAGGTAAACCTACAAATGAATCCAAATTCTACTGAGACACAGTACCTTTCAAAAATTCTGATAATAATGTTGTCATTATCATCATCCTTTCCACCTACTAGGATTTCAGAAGAAGTAGGTAAGGATATTATAACATTAGTTTCATAAATAAGGAATGCTTTTTAAAAAAAAGAAGACGATATGAACGCCAACGCAAAAAACGAAAGGAGTTTAAACCATGACACTAGCAGAAAAAATCAGGGAATATTTCAAGAAACATCCTTCTGCTACCTATGATGAAGTTGCGGAATCTGTAAAAACAACCAACAGTACTGTTCGTACTAATGTTTGTAGGGACTTAAAAACTGGAAGATGTATTCGATTAGAAGATGGCTCTCTGGACTACTCAAACTATTTCGAAAAAGACATTTTACTAACTGAGTTAGTTGAGTGGAAGAACGAAACTAGACGGGAATGGGTGGATATGTTAACGAGAGCTGCTGAGAAAGAAACGGATAGTAACACAATGCGTTTGTTAATTAAAGAAGCTAACAAACTCATGAAAGAGGTAACGAAGTAAAGGAGGGGAAACCATGGAACAATCAACGCTTGATTATTACGAACCAATATTCTTCGAAGTCGTAAAAAGAAACCCAGAGAAATTTGTTGGATTAATAAAACCGTTTATTGACTCAAGAAATAATCAAAGGTGGATAACGACTGAAGAGTTATGTGAAGCGATTGGAACAAGTTCCAGTTCGTGGCACAAAAGCGAGATTAGAAACCATCCTGTGGTGGTTGCAGCAAGAAGAACAGATACACGCCCATACAAATATCAAGCGAGCATGATTGATGAAATACAGAAAGTATGGGACGGAAGGAGAAGACGATGAGAACAGAACGAAGAAGAAAAACGAGGGTACAATTCATCCCATTCATGAAATGGATGCTAGGGTGGTACATTTTAGCATTTGGAATCATTATCGCAATGATGAGCATTGTGCTCTTGGTAGGAAAGGCGGTTGAACAGCACGAATCAAAAGTGAATCTAATTAGAAGTGGGCAATATATCGAACCTGATTTTCAGGATTCGTGGAACAAAAAAAGCCAGCGCGGCAACGCTGACTAAATAATAAAAATCCTAAGGAGATTATAACACAATGTGCAATAAGTTTGAAAGTTTACATGCAAATTACCTTGACCCTCCAGAACCAAAAGTATGGGGATACGATTGGAAAGGTGAAGAAATATACGTAGGTGATGAATATTACGATATGGACGGTGATTACGTCCAAGCGGATAACATCGAAGATTATTTAAAATCAACCTATTTAACCACTTCACTCAAGATTGCGGGTGAGTAAATGGAAGATGTGTATTTAAACGATGACCTACTGGATTCAAAACTGCAAAACGTTTTATACGCTAACAAGGTTATCGGGCAAATCATAATGAAGAATGATTCATACGAGGTATATCTATATGAGCCTCAAAGAAGAATGACGAGGGTTAAAACCTACGAGGAGGTTGAAGAGATATTAAAAAGCGTATCGAGATCATTAAAAGAACAGAGTCAAAAGTAATTTTAGACATTGATGCGGACTTCGTAAATCCGCTAATCTTTGAACAACACATGGACTACGGAAAAACAGTGGAGGATGCAGCAATGGCGATAGTACAAAATATCCCAAACGTGAAATCATTCCACATTGAACCACAAAGGACACAGAAAGGAATGTTTTTTAAATGAATTTATATGAATTAAGTTTAGCGTTTCAAGACGTACAGAATATGGATTTAGATCCTGAAGTAATGAAAGACACGTTAGATAGTATCGAAGATGCCATCGAGGGCAAAGCAGAAAACATTGCGAAGCTTATTCGAAATCTCGAATCAGACGTATCAGCCTACAAAGAAGAAGAGGACCGTTTAAAAACGAAACGTCAAGCTACAGAAAACAAAGTGAAATGGTTAAAAACATATTTAGAAGACAACATGAAATTGACTGGAAAAACTAAATTCAAATCTGGAATGTTTAACTTCGCTATCCAAAAGAACCCTGCAAGTGTGAACATCACTGACGAAAAGATTATCCCAGAAGAATTTCTAATCCAACAACCACCTAAAGTAGATAAGACTTCATTAAAAGAAATCTTGAAGAGAGGAATTGAAGTTCCAGGGGCTGAATTAAAACAAACGGAAGGATTGAGAATCAGATAGCATGAGAATTCTAGCAATTGACCCTGGAAGCGCAAAGATTGCAAGTAGTACGAACGGTATCGTGTTACTTGATAACGCAAGACTAGTAAATTATTGGGTCGTTCCTTCTGCAAGAGTCCAGGATATTCGGAATTGGTTCGAAGAGGTCGGTCGCTTCTTAGATGTGGATGTAGTCGTTATTGAAAAGTTCGAAGCTAGAGACAACGACAAATCAAAGGATAATTCAGTTCTAGAAAACGTAGCGTTGTTTCGAGTTCTTTTTCCAGAATCCGTTTTGCAACGTAACGCAGGTTATCAATCAGATATTCCGAACGAATTACTCAAGCGACTAGGATTATGGAAATTTGAAAAGAGCCATCACCAGGATGTACGTGCAGCAGCAAGACTCGGACTATTTTGGGCGATGAGAAATGATATCAAAGAAGTAATTGATGATATTGGCAAGGCGGTGAATGAGCATAACGATAAATCTGAGAAAGTGGCAAGCTGAAGCAATTAAAAGAAGCGAGCGGTCAACATACGGAATATTCCTTGAAGCGCTCGGGGGTCGCGGAAAAACTATCTGTGCTCTAGCTATTGCAAAAGAGAAAAACGCTAAGAAAATCATCATCACAAACAATCGTCTTTCGATTCTTAAAGGATGGAAAGAAGCCATCAAAAAGATGAATTTTGATTCAGATGTTGAGTTTATTATCTCAACTGACCGAAGTATTCAAAATATGTTAAAAAAAGGCTCAAAATTCAACTGTGACGTGTTGATTATTGATGAGTGGCAGAATATGTCATCAGAGAAGCAAGTGGCCCTATATCGTCGAATAAAGCGAAAATACACGATAGGTCTTTCAGCTACTCCGATTCGAAAGAAAGGTCAAAATTTCTACCCACTCGAAAAAACATTTTTCGGGTTTGCAAATCCAAATAATAAGTTTGATTGGCAAAAAGCACACGGAAGAATGGTTTATGATCCATTTACTTATTCAAAAGAGAAGTGGGAGGATTTTAGAGACTATGAACGTTACGTTAATAATCTTCCAAACTTCTTTAGATGGGAAGAAATCGAAGAAATCGAAAATGCCGTAGAGAACAACGGTTACGAAATTAAGTTCTATCCAGTAACTGTTGAACCTGGTAATCCAGAAACGTTAAACAAGTTTAGAAAATTAAATCTTGTGACTGTAAAAGGTGAAACGGCAATGGCGAAACAATCTTTTGGACGAAACACGTTTGAAAGATATCTCAATCAAGCAGGAGTAGAAGTTGATTTTCCTAAAATTAAACCAGTGAATGCTGATACTCCCTTGATGTTAAAGCTCGATGGATTAATAAAAAGAGCACCACATGACATGCTGATTGTCAGCAAGTCGAAACAAATTGTAAATGTCATCAAAGAACGACATCCTCACATTGGAATCTGGACCGGTGACGTTCAAGAAGGACTCGACAGAAAAGTAGTAGTTGCTACGAACCAGGTTCTCGGAGTCGGTGTTGATGGCTTGCAGCACAAATATCAAACAATCGTTGTTCTAGATCCGGTTGAAGAAGGTTCTGGAGAATATGACGATTATCGACAATTGTTATGGCGAATAACAGGAAGTAGACAACAACACGATGTAAACGTGATTGAATTTTATTACGAAGAAAGGTGAAAAAGTGGACAAAACATTTTTAGAAAAAAGAATCGAAAATAAAGCGAGAGAAGAATTCGAAAAAGAATGGAATAGTTTTGTAGATGAAATGTATCATCATCCTATTTTTAAACATATTACTATCAAAATTAATGAGAAAGACATTCCACTCGCTACTTTTGGTGTTAATTTCGGTGTCTTTAATCAAGAACAAGATAAAAATCCTAGAAATAAATTTTTAAATTTCGAAGATGTCAAAGAAAAAGTGATTCAAAAAAAAATCAAAGAGAAAACAGATGAATTATTGAGTAGATTATCTTCCGTAAATTATCTGTTTGAAAAGGAGGATTCTTATGTTCCAACTGCCAGAAAATAAACCACAAATTCCTAAAGACACGCCTCGTAACTATTTCATTTATGGAGAAACCATGAGTGGTAAATCTTACCTGGCAAATGAGTTCCCTAATCCAATTGTTTTAAACACTGACGGAAACGCGGAAGCAAACAGCGTGCCAAGTATTCAACTGTTAAATGATAAAGACAAATCAGGGCGTATCACTAATTCTGTGATTAAGCAGCTAGGAGAAATCCTATTAGCTCTTCAAACGCAAGAACATTCATACGAGACAGTCGTAATCGATGTTATTGATGACGTTATCGAGATGATTAAAATCGCTGTGTGCGATGAATTAACTCCACCAGGGAAACCTCGATTGAAATCATTATCTGAAATTCCATACGGGAAAGGTTACGACTTCTTCAACCAGGCTATTACAGAATTAGTGATTGACCTCAAAGCATTACCAATGAACGTGATTTATATCAGCCGTCAGATTTCAGAGTATGACGATAACGGAAATGCAACTAAGGACAAACCAAGCTTGAAAGATAAGTATGTGAACCTTATCAACGGAAATTCGGATTTAATGATCCACACAGAAAAAATCGGGAATAACTATAACCGTGAAGTTGACAGAAAACGTAAGACTTACTATGCGGAGCAGGTAGATGATAAAGCGATTTTGAAAATCTTATCAACAATTAGAGGTGCAGTTGAACCTCCTCGAAAACAACAAGCAGCAACAAAATCAGTTGCAAAACCAACAAAACAGGAAACAGTTGAAGTTTCTAACAATGAAGACGAATTATTTTAAAACTAAAGGAGAAATGAAAAATGAGTTTATTAAGTATTGCAAAGAAAATTAAAGAAGATGGATTTGACCCTCGTAAAGATAGCGTGAACGGAATGGCACCAATTCCTGCCGGAGATTATACAGTTGTTTTAAAAAGAGTTCAATTTAACATTGCACCGAGCGGATGGGAAAGTTTAGGCTTCACATTTGAAGTTCGTGAAGGTGAATTTAACGGACGTACTGAGTATGCATCGTTTGGAACGTTGTCTGAATGGAACGGTAAAGATTTATCTTGGTCAGTAGAACGAACAATCAAATTCTTTACAAAGGCAATTGAACTTGCTGGAGACAAAGTTATGAAGAACGACTTTGAAGACGGCAGAGCATTAGCTGATGCCTTAGAACGTAAAGCAGTTGGTTCTTACTTCACATTAAAAATCCTAGAAACAAAAGGTAAAGAAGACAAAGTATATCGCAACTATGATATTGAAGAAAATGCTGAAAATGCGATGAATACAGTTGACGTGGAAGATTCAGATTTACCGTTCTAAGATAAGGTGATCTCATGCGTTCAATGAAAGAATATGCGCTGTTGTATCAGCAAAAAGGGTTCTCGGTCATCCCGATTAGTCCTACAACTAAAAGACCATTAATTGAATTTGCGGATAAACCACCTCTTGATGCTGATGGGATTAACGAAGTTTGGAGTAAATATCCGAATGCAAACATCGCACTAAGAACTACAAATTTCTTCGTGATTGATATCGACAAACACGGAGAAACGAGTGGATTCGATTCGTTGAAGAAATGGGAACATTTAAACCTAATCGAACCAACGCTTCAAGCTAAAACGGCATCCGGAGGTAAGCACCTGTTCTATTTCAAGCGTGATGATATCCACATCAGACACATGATTGGATTCCT